CGCTGACCTACTTCTCGCGCGTCGACGACGCGATGAACCTGCGCCTCATCGAGAGCGTCGTGGACAGCGCCAACATCTTCATGAACGGGCTGGCGGCCCAGGGCGCGATCCTCGCCGGAGAGGTCGTGTTTGCCGTGGCGGACAATCCGACCGTGGACCTACTGGACGGCGGCTCGACCTTCCGCGTCTACTGGACGCCGCCCCCGCCAGCGAAGTCCATCAGCTTCGTGATCGAGTACGACGTGGCCGCCCTGGCGCTGTTGTTCGGCTGATCGTGACCCGGGGCTGAGCCCCGCAAGAGGAGGCCCCCGTGGCGGACATTGGCGAGAGGCTGGTCAACTTCGAAGTCTTCGACAGCGTCACCGGCCGACTGCTAGGCTTGGCGGACGTGGAGCTGCCGACCATCGAGGCCCTGACCGAGACCGTGCGCGGCGCAGGAATCGCAGGAGAGGTCGAGAGCGCAACGCTCGGGCACATCTCCGCCATGAGCATGACGCTCAAGTGGCGCGTGCAGGAGATCCAGGGGCTCAAGCTGGCTGCGCAGGAGGTGCACGCCATCGAGCTGCGCGGCGCCGTCCAGCGCCTGAACACGGCCACCGGCGTGTACGGAGTGCAGATCCTGAAGTACGTCACCAGGTGCACTCCGAAGAACAGCCCCCTCGGGACGCTGGCGCCGAGTGCACTGCAGGAGCCCTCGGCCGAGTTCAACGTCATCTACCTCAAGGTCTTCGTTGATGGGCGGCCGTACCTCGAGATCGATCCGTGCAACTACAAATACGTAGTCGACGGGAAGGACTACCTCGCCGCCGTGCGTAGCGGGCTGGGGATTAGCTGATGGCCATCGTGACTTTTGCCCCGCCGCTGGAGTGGGAGGATGAGACCTACACCGAGGTCGACACCGATCTCCTCGCCCAGCTCAAGGGCCGCGACAAGCTGGCGATCATGGCCCGCTTGCGCAAGCGCGGCGAGCGCGACGTGATGCAGGCCGAGACCGACGACCGCTACGTCATCGCCGCCCTGTCGCGGGCGACGAAGATCCCCGAGGACGCCTTCGGCGAGCTGCCGATCCGCGTGTTCACCGAGGTCGTCATGGAGGCCCAGAGTTCTCTGCTGAGCTCGGAGGATGGGGCAGATCCGCCGAGCTCGAACTGAGGCAGGCCGCGGTCAGGCTGGCGCTGGCCACCTACACGCCGGTGGGCTACTGGCTCGATCTGCCGGTGGCGGAGATGGGCGAGTGGGCCGGCATCGTAGCCGAGGAGCTGCAGGCGCAGCGCCGGGGGTAGATTGTGGCACGGGGCCGGACGTATGAGCTAGCATTCCGCATCGGCGGCCAGCTCTCTGCCGGATTCACCACGGCGACCGGGATTGCCAGCAAGCGGCTCGCCCTGCTCCAGAGGCAGGGCGTTCTCCTCGCTCGACAGCAGCAACTCACGAGGGCGTGGCGGGGCGTCGGGCGCGCCTTCAGTGGTGTCTCCTCGCAGGTCGGTAGCCTCGCATTCCAGATCGCTGCAGCATCCGGTCTGGCCGCCGGTGGCCTCTTTATGCTCGCCCGCAGCACCGCCGAAGTGGGCGACCGCGCGATCAAGATGGGGCAGAATCTCGGCGTGGACGTGGGGGTGCTGCAGGAGCTGTGGTACGCGGCCGAGCGCACCGGGGCAGCACAGGAAGATCTGAACCTGGCCCTTCGACAGATGCATGTGCAGCTCGGGCAGGCCGTGGCCGGCACTGGCGAGGCCCGCCGCTACCTGGACCAGCTTGGGCTGAGCGCCCAGGACCTGGCCCGCATGAAGCCCGAAGAGGCGCTTGAGACCCTGGCCGACGCGATAGGGAAGCTGCCCACTGTGGCCGAGAAGGCTGCGGTGAGTCAGTCGCTCTTCGGGCGCGGCGCCAAAAAGCTGGGCGTTTTGTTCGATCAGGGCGCCGACGGGATGCGCCGCCTCCGCAAAGAGGCGCGGGCGACCGGCGGGGTACTCGGGCGCGAGGCTGCCGAGGACGCGGCCAAGTTCAACGACCGCCTCCTGGATCTAAGGCTGTCGTTCGCCGGGATCAAGACGACCATCGGCGCCGCCCTGATGCCGATCTTCACCCGCATGTTCGAGCGTCTCGCCAAGTGGCTGCAGTCGAATCAGGGGCGGGTCAAGGAGCTCGCTGACCGCTTCGTGCTGCTGGCCGAGCGGTCTATACCGAAGCTGAAGGAGCTCGCGGACAGGGTCTCCGCGCTCGCCGGTAAGGCGCTGGACCTTCTCGTTTCAGTCAAGGACATGGCCGGCGGATGGGAGAGCCTGGGCCTGATCCTCGCCGCCGTCCGCTTCGCCCCCATCGTGGCCGGAATAGTGAATCTCACCCTGGCCCTCTGGGGAGCGAGCACGGCCGCCTGGAGCTTCGCCGCAGCGCTGCTCGCCAACCCCATCACATGGCTCGTCGTTGGGCTCGCCGCGCAGGTGGCGCTGATTACGCTGGCGATCGTCCACTGGGACCGCTGGACGGCGGCGCTCAGAAAGTCGTCGGCGGCGATCAAGACCATCGTGGCTGTGCTGGGTTGGCTCACGCTGCCCCTCTGGCTGATCCCTGCGCTGATCGTCGTCGTCGTGAAACACTGGGGCCTGATCGTCGGAGCAGTGAAGGCGGCAGGTCTGGCCGTTGCCGACTTTGCCGTGGCGGCATGGGAGCGGATCTCGGCTATCGCCGCCTGGATTTGGGACCGGATGCAGTGGGCCTGGGGCGGTATCCGCCTGGTGATCCTCGCCGCCGTCGAAGTGATCGGCTTGATCCTGGCCCCCATCGCAGAAGTCATCGCAGCGTTCGGTCGTCTGCTCGGCGCCGTGTGGGCGTGGGTGTGGGAGGCGATTCAGCCTGCCGTCGCTATCGTCGTCGCCCTCTTCGTCGGCCTGGCGTCGAAGGTGTGGGCCGCGATGGTGTGGCTCTTCGATGTCATCGTTGCGGGGTGGGCTACGGCCATCGGCGCGCTGTCGTCTCTCTGGGATCAGTGGGGCGACTCCGTCATCGCCACGGTGCGATGGGTCGCAGCCCGCGCCCTGGAGATCCTCGCCGCCCCTCTGCGTGTGGGCTTGGCGCTGGCGTCCATGGCGCCGGCCGCCGCAGCCCCACACCTGGCCGAGCTGACCACGAAGCTGAGCGGGAGCCTTGATCGTGGCGTCGCCGCCGTCGAGGGGCCAAAGCCGCTGGCGCAATCGAGCGCCGCCCTGTCCGGGGCCATGGCGACGCGCGAGCAGGGCCGTCAGAACAGCACGGCGCTGTCCGTGGCGTACAGCCCGCAGATCACGGTGCAGGGGGACGCCTCCCGGGCCGACATCGCGGCCGCAGTGAAGGCCGGCGCCGACGATCTCCTGGAGCGCCTGCAGGCCGCCCAGGAGAAGCAGGACCGGCTCGCGTATGGCTAGGGCAACGACCAACACGACAGAGGCCGGCGACACATGGGACCTCCTCGCCCTGGATCTGCTGGGCGACGAGCGCTACCTCGACCTCCTCATCCTGGCCAACCCCGCCCACGCGTACCTCGTGCGCCTGCCGGCGGGGATCGTGCTCAATGTGCCCACCGTGCCCACGCCTGACACCTCGCCTAGCCTGCCGCCCTGGCGGACCCCGTGACCCTCGCCCGCCGAGCCTGGGCTGAAATCGTCTATGAGGGCGAGGACATCTCCGCGGACCTGGCCCCCTACTTGCTCGGCGTCGAGTACGTCGACAACGAGGGCGGCACGGCCGACGAGGCGAGCATCTCGCTCCAGGACCGGGCCGCCCTCTGGCGCGGCGACTGGCTCCCGGGGCAGGGCGACACCCTCACGGTCCGCCTCCACGCCGACGACTGGGGCGAGGGCGGTGGCTCACTGCTCTGCGGGACCTTCACCGTCGACGAGCTGTCCATGGCTGGGCCTCCGTCGACCGTGCGGATCGCTGGCGTGAGCGTCCCGACAGGGCTCGCCGCCCGCAAGACGAAGCGTTCCCGGGCGTGGGAGAGCACGACACTGCGCACCGTGGCCGAGGACGTCGCCGCCTCAGCCCGGATGTCTCTGGTTTGGGACGCCGACGACACGGGCCTGCTCGACCGCATCGTACAGAACAGCGAGACGGACCTGGCCTTCCTGGCGCGGG